CCATCCTCTTGCCGACCGAGAACAACGAGTTGAACTCCGCGATCGTGAAGTTCAACCCCGACTTCTTCCAGTTGGTGTGGATGTTGGACAACCTGTACAAGCAGTCCATCATGCTCATGTAGGAGGACATGGCCCTCTCCGAGTCCTCGGGCCCCCTGAAGAACACCATCAAGCTGAACTTGGTCTTGTCGTCGGAGGAGATCAAGGTCCTGTTGATCATGTGCACCTTGAGCGTCCTGGCCAAGGCCTGGGTCATCAAGGCCTCGACGCAGTCGTCGGTGATGCAGTGGTAGATGCTGCTGAGGAAGTGGAACATCCCCTGGCCCATCCCCGAGTTGATCCCGACGAAGCCCCCGTTCTTCTGGTCCTGCTCCCTGAACCACTGGAGCTCCGGCTTGGACTCCAACTCGTCCACGGGCTTCTTCTTCCACTTCTCCCTCAACACGTCGGGGGTGAGCATCTTCTTGCAGCTGAAGGAGCTCACTATGGAGCACAACGCGTTCTTCAAGTCGTGGTTGATGGGCCAGTTGTGCACGAACGCCAAGAAGTGCTCCATCACGAAGCCGGGGGACCACTTGCTGGCGTCGCTGTTGAAGGAGAAGGTCAGGGTGCTCTTCCCCTTCTGGATGTTGCTCATCATCTCCTCCCTCATGGCGGACATGCACCCGGACTGGATCTCCGCCTTCTGCCTGTCCTTGGTGATCATCTCCTTCTCGTGGATGTTGCAGAGCTCCCTGCTCACGGTCTCCAACAACTTGACGCTCAACCTCAGCTTGACGGACTGGATCAAGATCTCCCTCGGGCCCCCGATCTGCTGCTTCGGGAAGAGCGCGAAGACGGCGTCCACCTCCTCCAGCTTGGAGTTGAGCTCGTACAACTGGTGGGTGTTCATCAGCTCGATCATGTCGAACAACGAGAGGAAGCTCTTGGTCTTCTCGACGTTCTGCCCGTACTTCAACGTCCGGCTGACGTACGGGCCCCCGACCAAGGACGCGGTCATCATCATGGAGGACTCGATGGTCTCGGTGAGGGCCGGTCCAAGGCCATGGAGAACTTCAACTTGGAGCAGTTCTGGTCGAAGTAGAACTTGGTCATCGCGACGACCCACTTCATGTCGAACTGGTGCAGCTGGTCCTTCTCCCTCCAGAACTCCATCCTGTCCTTCACCTTGCCCTTGCTCCAGTCCTTCTCCTTGTTCCTCAGGAACTTCATCTCCGCCAAGGACATCTTGCTCATGATGGCCTTGACCCGGTGGTCCACGAACCCCTTCTCCTTGTCGAACAAGTTGGTCAGGTACATGTAGTCCATCAACAAGCTGAACTCCATCCTCAAGTCCAACTGGAAGGGGGAGGGCAAGTAGAACCTGTCGTAGTCGGTGCTCTTGGAGGCCACCTTCCTGATCCTGTTGTACCAGTGGGACTTGGAC